AGGAACATATTTTACGTCATCAAAATATGTTAATGCATATAGAAAAGAATATGGTGAACCAGATATAATACAAATTAGAAAACAATTTAATTGTATTAAAGAAGCTAGATCCTGGGAGCAAAAGGTGATAACAAAACTAAATGCCCATAAAAGAAAAGATTATCTTAATAAAACAAATAATATAGCAATTATTAATACAGATGAAACAAATAAAAAAACATCTGAGAGAATGAAAATAATCCGAAAAGGTGTTAAAAATATAAAATTATCTGAATTGAATAAATTAAAGGTTGGTGATTTAAATCCCTCAAGAAAATCTGAAGTAAGAATTAAATTATCAATTGTTAATTCGGGTGCAAATAATGCTATGTATGGTGTTAAGGGTAGTCTTCATCCAAGATATGGTAAAATAGGGGCTTCAATAGGTAAAAAATGGTACCATGACCCTATAAATAATAAAGAATTTTATTTTTTTGAAAATGAAAAACCAAATAATTATCTCCCAGGAAGATTAAAAAAGAGAAAAGGATAAATCATATGCTTTGGGGAAGAAACGATCAATCCGTAACAGCTAATTCCACAACAACAAGGGAGTCCTCAAACGGGGCTCCAATTGGAACTTATGTACTAGTAAAAGGCGACCAAGTTGGGCGTACTTCTGGTGCCAATGCTCACTTTGGTAATACCTCAGCACAATCACGTGCAAACGTTGATGTAAGAATGTTCAATAATACCACACCTGGCGCATTTATAACAGGTCAGGCAGTAGGTATTTTTGGTGCTGATGCTGCCGAAGCCGCTTTTACTAAATTAACCCATGCCGGTTGGCTTGTCCGTAGAGCCGGAACAGGTTCACTTGCTTCATTCACAATTAATACTTCAGTAACAGCTACTGCATATAATAATGCTGACATTATTACCGTTAGATCTCTACAAGCTGGTGGTAATGCTACCGTAACCTTTACAACAAATTCAACCGGTGGTAATCTTGTATTTACCGTGTCAAATGTTGGTGCAGGTTTCACTTCGGCTACTATTCCAACTTCAAATATTTCTGTGACAAATTCAACTGGTGGTACTGCTGCTGGTAATACAACCGTCACAAACTTTATTGCAAGAGCTGGTGGTAGAGCAGGAAGAGTTCACTTTGAAACTCTTGTAGCTATGGGAAGCCTTGGTGCACAGACAGCGCCATATGGAACACCAGCACTTGTTGCTGATGCTTCCGATGACACAATTCTACCTGATTCCTAATATTAGGTCAATATAATGGCAAATGACGCTAAGAAAATTTCTGAACTAGCCGTCGCCACCACTCTATCTGCAAATGATAGAGTGGTGGTACTTGTGAGTCCCTCTACCACAGCAAATGTTAAGACTATTACAACATCAAATTTTGCTAATAGTGTGGCAGCTAAATTTATTTCAAATGTAGTGCCAACTAGTAATACATCCAATGGTAGCCCAGGGCAAATTGCTTATAACAACAATTATGTCTTTGTTTGTGTAGCCAATAATACATGGGGAAGAGCATCACTTACTCTTTCTTGGTAATGATTCACGAAAAATTAACTGAAGATAATTTTCTAATATATTGTGCTAAGATATATGATAATCCTCAGATGTTAACATCTGAGGAATTTCTTGAAGATCTTCATAGAATAAAGTATATTAAAAAACTTATAACAAGATATAGTGAATCAAAAGATATTAATGAAAGATTGATTTTAAATCACATCATAACTCTTCATAATTGTTTTGGTGTTTACTTGGCAAAAATCCTCTATTTAAAAATGAAAAAACAATTTCATTTTGTAAAACCTTTTCTTGTTTTAATTGATGCTTTACCAGCTATTATACACAATGTTGGTGATGAAATCATTGTATATACGGACTCAATTCCAATGGATCTAAATATTATAAAAGCACTTAGAAAGATTAACAATGAAGGTTAAAGAACAAGTAGCAACACCTGCAAATGCAGCTGGGTCTGGTTCTGTTGCTGGTATTGGTGTTGGATCTCAAGGTGAGCCTGGTGTTTATCCTAAGAAAAAGCTACGTCAAGTTATTTTAACAAAAACACCACTTAAAAGATTAACTCCAATTAAATAGGTAAGAATATGGCACCGTCAGAAGATCAGCGATTTGATAAAATAGAAGAAGCAATATCAAGGTTATCTTCTGTTGCATCCGACATGTCCAGAATGCTTGCTGTGCATGATCAAAGACTTCAGCAACAAGAAAAAATGTCTGATACTATTGGTGCCCAACTTGAAAAAAGAAAAGATGAAGTAGACAAAAAATTTGATTTGGTCTATGAAACTATAAAATCCGGCGATGAATCCATAAAGCAAGAAATTAAAAAAATAGTTGATGCCAGAGATAAACAAATAGATGGCGCAAATGAAAAAATTTCAAGACTAGAAAAATGGCAGTGGATGGTCATGGGTGGTTCAGCTGTAATTGGATACCTCATTCACTTAGGGCTAAATGCAGCAAAAATATTGCAATAAACCTATTGACATTTTTGCCAACCATGGTATAATCAGGATTGACACAACAATGATGGTAATAAGATTATGTTATGGCTTGAACAAAAATATATTGGACTTTTGTCAAATCGACTAAGGAACTTCAAAAGGAAGTCCTCTGGTTTATATAATTTCTCATGCCCAATTTGCAATGACTCTGAGTCCGATAAAAGGAAAGCCAGAGGTTATATCTATGAAAAGCAAAGTAAAACCCTATTCCATTGCCATAATTGTAATGCAACAAAAGGGTTTGAAAATTTTTTAAAATTAATTGATGAATCCATTTTCAATGAATATGCACTTGAAAAGTTAAAGGACAGCAAGTCCCCGCAACAAGTTGATCTAGAAGAATTTGTTGCAAAAATGAAGAAGCCAAACTTTATGAAGACTGAGCCACTCAAGGGTCTTCGGAAAATTAGTCAACTAGATCCTGATGATCCTATTAAGCTTCTTGTATCAAAACGCAAAATCCCAAATCCATATCATGCAAAGATGTTTAAAGTACCTAAGTTCTTTTCATGGGTAAATAGTTTTATCCCTGATAAGTTTGATGATGAGTCTTTACTCTATGACGAACCACGACTTCTTATCCCTTTCTTAAATAAGAATGGTGAAATGCATGCTTTTCAAGGTAGGTCACTAGACTCAAAATCTAAAACTAAGTATATTACTATTGTTCTAGATGAAAGTCAACCAAAGGTATATGGACTAGATACAGTTGATTCTTCAAAAAAGACTTATGTTACAGAAGGTGTTTTAGATGCAATTTTTCTACCAAATGCTATTGCAACTGCAGGTGGGGATATAGTATCAGGAATTAAAGATATGACCAAAACCAATATGATTATTGTTTATGACAATGAAAATAGAAACAAGCACACAATTAATAAAATTGAAAAGGCCATATACAATGGTTATAAAGTATGTATATGGCCTGAGAATTTTACATATAAAGATATTAATGAAGCTATTATAGCAGGGTTAAGTACAGAATTTATTAAACATATTATAGATACAAATACTTATCATGATCTTAATGCTAAACTTAAATTAACTATGTGGAAGAAAATTTAAATTTTCTAGGTACCATACCCTCCTTCCAGAAAATTTTAGCTTCAGAAGGTAAACATATATAGTTTTTTACGCCGTCATTGTAATATTTTTTACCGATTCTCCCTGAAGGTACACTATTCTTTTTTCTTGACTTTTTTAATCTACCAAGAAAAGTGCCTTCAGGTAATTTTCTAACAAAATATTCATTTGTGCCATCATTACACCAAAATTTACCTGTTCTATCAACTATCATTTTTAGTTTAGTTTCTTCGGTAATAATTTGATATGATCTAGCTATTTGAATTTTTTTTAAAGATTCTTTTGAGTGTTTTTTACCATAAAATGGATTTTTTTCACCAAATCTGGCTGAACCATACATAGGATTATCTTCCCCAGCAGCCCCTTCTCCACCATCTGTCATATTATGTAATATACCGGTATTTCTATCTTTTCGACCATACCAACGTATTAGTCTTCTTTCTAATGCCAATGCACCAATATTAGATAAATTATTTTCACAAATAATAATTTTTGACTTATCCTTTGGTGCTGTTATTCTGTGTTTATCCCATGCTCTATTACCTGTTCCTTTACCTATATAATATGGTGTTCCATTTTTTCTAAGATAAGCATATACATAATATCTAAATTCAGTCTTTAATTGTTTTTGCATGCTGTGTTTCCCTTCTTAAGCATAGAGTCCATGGGAATTGCCGTTCCGTGATGGACAATACTATTTATAAAATAAATTAATTTAGGACCAATCGACTCCATGTTTATTCCAAATGCTATTGCAACCGCAGGTGGTGATCTTGTTTCTGGTATTACTGGATTTGAAAAGAAAAATTTTGTCATCATTTATGACAATGAACCACGTAATCGTGACACCGTAAAAAAGATTGACAAAGCCATTATGAATGGATATAATGTTTGTATATGGCCATCCAATCTAGATTCAAAAGATGTGAACGAGATGATTTTATCTGGTCTTAGTTCAGATTTTGTTAGGTATGTCATTGACACTCACACATTTTGTGATCTAAGAGCAAAGATGGAGTTAAATAATTGGAAAAAAATAACCGCTTAAAATGCGATGCATGTAATGATACCAGGGTTCATGCATATGATGAACATCACAACACCTGGTGTAAAAAATGTTGTCTCCATGAGAATGGTTATTATCTGGTGACCACCGATCATTGGGGTGAAGATTTGATCGGTCAATATCTTTGCAAGAAATGTGGTTGGATTAGGAAAGGTTTAAATTATGGGGATTGATACTTATTTTTACACAATTTACGGTGTAAAGACTGAGTGGGATGATGAGTTCCATGATAAGTATGATTTAGTTTATGATGATAAAGATACACCATGGATTCTAGTAGACGGAATGAGTGGTAAATATAATATTTTCGGTATTCCATTATTTGAGTCTGGTAATCTTAGGTGGGGATTTGATGATGGAGATTTCTTCAAGGAAATCAATGTAGATAATCTTAAAGAACTTGAAACCAAGTACCGTGAAGAATTTGGTAAAAAGTTTCCCGAGCATGTGCATCTTCTAGGATCAGAACCTTTTAAGCTTGTCAGCTTAATCCACTTCTCATAAAAGATTTAAATTATGAATAATCTCAGTATCCTGATTTATTTTGCTGGTGCTGTAAGTAATCTTGGTGCTTTTTTTGCTACCATTACAGCATTACTAATGGTACCAATGATTGGTTCTATTATTTTTTGGCTTGTTTATCATGATGAAACAGATTCATCATTCCGTTCGTACACAGGTGATGCGCTAGTTGAATGCAGGAAAACACGTGAACTTTGGCGTAAACGTGCTGTTAAGTTTGCTTTGCTTGCTGTTTTTACAGGTTTAATTTGTAATTTTATTCCTACCCGTCAAACTGTTCTTCTCATTGCTGGATCTGAAATGGGTGAAAAGGTTCTTAATAGTGAAAAAGTAACTAATGTTGTGGATCCAGGTATTGAACTTATTACCACTTGGATGAAGAATGAAACCGCTGAAATCAAGAAAAAGATGGAAACAAAACAATGATTCTAGAAGTACTAAACATTGAAGATAATGATGACGGTTCTGCCACTCTTACGGTGGATATGGATCAAGAAACTCTAAAGAAATTTGCTAGCGTTGGTATTATCAAAGTGCTTAAAGATAGTGTTGAAGATATTATTATTGATGATGTTGATCAATTTATTGAAGATGTTAAAGATACTCCACCGGAGCCAATGTATGATGTTGCAGTTGCATATATTGATGATGCAATTAAAGTTCTAGAAGATAGAATGACTGAGTTTCCAATATCATATAATGATAAACTTATTATTGACACGCTATCCGATACGTGTCATGATGCACTACAAATTCTTATTGTGGCTAGGTCATTTTTTGATAATAAAGCTTGATAAGTTTACACAACTTCCTTGCCATCTTTGGTGTGGTGATCTGTGTAATTGTTATCCATATAGGATCGACAATAAAAATAAAGTCAAAGAGACAAAAGAGACATTGAAAAGATTAAATGATGAATAATGCAAAAATTATAGCCATAACTAATCCACTCGTCGACGGAGTAAAATCTGCCGACGAGTTTATTGCCTATACTGCCAGAGTTTCAAATCCATCCAATCAGATGAATACGGATACATCAGAAAAACTTTTAAAATACTGCATTCGGAATAAGCATTTCAGCATCTTTGAAATGATAAATGTAGTAATGGAAGTTAATACATCTAGGGATATTGCTCGACAAATCCTACGTCATCGTTCATTTTCATTCCAAGAATTTTCACAACGATATGCTGATCCTACTAAGGACCTTGGGTTTGTGACTCGTGAAGCACGACTTCAAGATAAAAAGAACCGACAAAATAGCATTGAAAATGTTGATGTACTTCTAAGTATGGAATGGCTCAATAGACAAAATTATATTTTAGATATTGTAGAAGATAACTATAAATGGGCTATTGACAACGGCATTGCTAAAGAACAAGCACGTGCTATTCTTCCAGAAGGTCTTACAATTTCACGAATGTATATGAATGGCACACTTCGTAGCTGGATTCATTATTGTGAATTGCGAATGTCCAATGGCACACAGAAAGAACATCAACTAGTTGCAGAATCTGCTTGGGCAGAGATTGGTAAATACTTCACATTTTTAACAAAAGAATAGAGGACTATATGGTAATCAATGTAATAAAAAGAGATGGTACTGTTGAACCACTAAATTTAGAAAAATTTCATAGGGTTGTGCGTTGGGCATGTGAAGGGTTATCAAATGTTTCCGAGTCTGAAGTAGAAATTAAATCACAAATTCAATTCTATAATAATATCAAAACATCTGATATTCAAGAAACACTTATTAAAGCCACTTCAGAACTAATCACAGAAGCAACTCCAAACTATCAGTATGTTGCTTCACGGCTTATCAACTATCACCTACGCAAGCAAGTCTATAATGGTCCAAACCCATGTTCTCTTTTTCAACATGTTGTAAATGTAGTTTCTGATGGATATTATGAACAAAATCTATTATCATGGTACGATGATGACGAATACAAAATCCTGAATGGTTATCTAGTACATGATAGAGATTTCAATATCCCATATGCAGGAATGGAACAACTTCGTGGTAAGTATCTAATCAGAAACCGTGCCACAAATAAATATTATGAAACACCACAGATGAGTTATATGCTCATTGCTATGGTTCTGTTTCACAAATATCCAAAGAATGAACGTCTGAAGTGGGTAAAGGACTTTTATGATGCAACCTCGACTTTCGAAATCTCTCTGCCGACTCCTATCATGGCTGGTCTACGCAGTCCACAAAAGCAATTTAGTTCTTGTGTGTTGGTGGATTCGGATGATTCTCTAGATTCTATTAATGCTACTACATCATCTATTGTAAAGTATGTTTCACAGAAGGCAGGTATTGGTATCAATGCAGGCCGAATTCGTGCTATTGGATCTCCAATCCGTAATGGTGATGCAACTCACACCGGTGTGATTCCATTCTACAAGATGTTTCAAGCTGCTGTTCGTTCCTGCTCTCAAGGTGGCGTACGAAACGGTGCCGCAACTCTTTATTATCCGGTTTGGCACTATGAGGTGGAAGATCTTCTAGTCCTAAAGAATAATAAAGGTACTGAGGATAATAGAATCAGAAATGTAGATTATGGCGTTCAATTTAATAAACTTATGTATGAACGTCTACTATCTGGTGGTAATATTACACTATTTTCACCACATGATGTTCCAGGTCTATATGAGGCATTCTTTGTAAATTATGACAAGTTCAAAGATCTTTATGAAGAAGCTGAGCAAAACCCAAATATTCGTAAAAAGAGTATTTCAGCTTTAACTTTATTTGGTTCATTCATCCAGGAACGTAAAGATACTGGTAGAATTTATCTAATGAATGTGGATCATGCAAATGATCATGGAGCTTTTATTAAAGAAGTTGCACCTGTTTATCAAAGTAATTTGTGTGCAGAAATAGCACTTCCTACAAAACCATTACGAGATGTTTTTGATCCGGATGGTGAAATTAGTCTATGCACACTTGCTGCAATCAACTGGGGTAAAATTCGTGCTACTTCTGACTTTGAGCGTCCTGCTAAACTTATTGTCCGTGCTCTTGATGAGTTGCTTGATTATCAAGATTACCCTGTTTTGGCAGCAAAAAACTCTACCATGGCACGTCGCCCTCTCGGTGTTGGCATTATCAATTTTGCTTACTGGCTTGCTAAAAATGATCTTACTTATTCTAATATAGGGTCAGAAGGTCTAAAGAAAGTCCATGAGTTTGCTGAAGCCTGGTCGTATTACCTAATTAAGGCTTCTGCTGATCTAGCAAAGGAAAAAGGTGCTTGCCCTAAGTCAACTGAAACTAAGTACTCTTTGGGTGTTCTGCCGATTGATACTTACAAGAAAAATGTTGACAATTTGGTGGATCCGGTTTATAAATTGGATTGGAACTCTCTGCGTATTCAACTATCAGAATGTGGAATCCGTAATTCCACACTGATGGCTCTGATGCCTGCCGAGACCTCTGCACAGATTAGTAACTCAACGAATGGTATTGAACCAGTACGATCACTTATTTCCATTAAACAAAGTAAGGATGGAGTGCTCAAGCAGGTTGTACCAGACATTAAAAGACTTAAAAATAAATATGATCTTCTATGGGATCAGAAGTCTCCGGAAGGTTATCTGCAAATTTGTGCAGTACTACAAAAGTTTATCGACCAAGCTATCTCGGTAAATACTAGTTATAATCCTAAGCATTATGACAGTGATCAAATTCCAATGTCAGTCCTAATGAAGGATATCATTCAATTCTATCAAATGGGTGGTAAAAATCTATATTACTTCAATACATTTGATGGTGCTGGTGAACAAGAAGTACTACCAGAGTTAGAACAATCCAAAATTCAAGATGAAACTTGTGTCT